GTGATTTGTGGAAACCACAGAATAACGGGTTACGTATTTCAAGATACGGTTTACCGTGCTTCCAACCAGAGTATATAAAACACCTGTCAGCAGTGATCACATCTTCAAATGTTTCAAGCTTCTTATGTTTAATACCCTGATCGAAATAACAATATTTTAAAGCTTTAGAATAAAAGATTTCCATCTCACTCTGCCAATTTTTATTCATAATATCTTCAGGCTCTTCTTGAGTTCTCAACTGTTCAATGTATTCCTGAACTTGTTGTTCATTCATACCTTCCATTTGTTTCTTCTGAGCCTCTAATATGATAGCAAGCTTTTCATCTACAGAAGCTTTAATAGCTTCATACAATTCTTTATTCTTATCGCGAACTGCCTTAGCAGTTAATAATACAATTTTAAAATTATCCCCACGCTTTAGCATCTCACCTTTTAACACGTTAATCTTGTTATACAATTCAGGATAAGGTACAACATCTTCTTCTACTTGACCAATGTCCTCACCTAATGGGGCGCAGAATTGTTTAATTTGATCACGATATCCATCCAAATTGTTGTTCACAACTTCATAAGACATCTTCATCATTTTAAAATCTTCAATAACCGCACTTTCATTAGGTATTACATACAACATGTAATTCTTAAACCATTCGTTATCATTTGCGTATTTATCTTGTTCAGATACTTTTAATGCAAATATCGGATTGGTTTTTTTATCATTTTTATTAATCGGTGTACTCATTAACATCTATTTTTAAATCTGGATCATCATTTTCTATAAACTCAATCCATTGTTTTTTATTTGTTTTTTTCCTACCTTTATTTCTTTTCTTAGGTTTTTTTAATATAAATTCTTCGTCAATACGTAAATCTTGTTTTTTTAAAAACTTACTCATTGTAAAGAGTAAATGATGTGTTAACAAGAAGCTTTACAACCGATGCAGCATTTTTCATAGACTCAATTAAAACTTCAGTGGAATCAATTAAATTCTCGTCATACATTTTTGTTTTAACATTATATGGAATATCAGTTTTTATATCTTTAATTATATTACCATTCTCAATAATCTTCTTAAACGGTGATCTCATAACATTTTCAAAAACATTCTTGCAAGTAAAGTCTTTTATTAATGGGATTATCTGACATAACTCACTACCAGCGCCTCTAACATAACCGCTACGCAATGCAGACTTTATAGATCCTACAGAGTCTTCAATGCGATCGTATTCTTCTCTAGCAGCAGCTTCAGTAACTCCACCAACATAAATCATTGCACCAACCTGATTCAATGAAATTATTCTGTTCGTATAATCACGTATATATAAATCTTCATGTGCACTCTCAATCATCTTTTCAAGCTGAGCAGTTCTCTTTTTAATGCGGTTGTTATCTGGTTGGTTGAATATTGTAAAATCATAATTAGTAATTACAATCTTATCAACATTCCCGTTATTTGAAAATGTAGCAATATCCTTATAATTTTCTTTGATAGAAGAACCATATCCGGGGGAAGTGATTAAACATATTTTCAATCCTTTATCCATTCTTGCAGTAACAGCAAATCTAATGAAAAGATCAGAAAATCCGGGAGCTATAATTACAATAGCTTTATCCTTGTTTAAAAACTCATCCAAAATGTCTTTATAAGCCATTGGCACAGATACAACATCTTGTTCAAGCATTAGATAAACATCTTCAAATACACAGTTACCATTCTCTTCATTAGCAAACCTACTGTTAATCATACCAGATTCAAAATTTAATCCTTTGGTTAACTCGAAATAAGTGTTATCAGATACTTTGGACATCTCCAATGATATATTAGCATTGTTACCTGTTTGTTCATAGATATCTCTAAGTAATCTGGCGATCTTTGCTGACTTACTTGATGTTAATGCTATGTTGTAAATATCTTGAATCGTTTCTATTTTCTTAGATCTATCCAGTAACACTTGCTCAAGATTTTCTGTAAACAAGTCTAACTCTTCAAGTATAGTGTTTATATCAATATTTGAAGCTATCAGTTCTTTTACCAGTTCATTTGTAAATAACGATGTTGTGGTAGTTCCGTCACCACATTGATTTACCGTTTTATTAGCAGCTTCAATTACTAACGTAGCTCCTATATTTTCAATAGGATCTTTTAATTGAATGTTTTTAGCCACAGACACACCATCTTTTGTAAAAGAAGTATGCCCGTCTTTACGTATAATAACATTTTTACCAGCACCGCCCATCGTTGATGTAATTATAGTTGCTGCAGTATTTATTCCGTTTACTATCTTCAGAATATCTTTTTCAATCAGTTCTGTTCGAAAATTCGTGTTCATATTTTTGTTTAAATCTATCTAAACGTTTTAAAGTATCTTCAGGTTTGAAGATGTTAGGATTCATTGATAATGCTGTTAACGGATTGTGTTTAGCTTTCTTTTCCATATCGTATAGCAACTTATGTTCTAATTCTTTAACAACAAGTGGCATCAATATAAAAGCAGAAACAGCATCAAAGTTTTTATGTTTTTTTATTTCAAATGAAATCATCTGACGTATTAAAAATATGTCAGGAAGAGTTTCATAGTAACGTAATGTTTGACCATTATATGATACATGATTTAACAAATAATCCGATGTATCACTTATTAATTCAATCTTTTGTTCTATACCTCCAAGCATGATACCGTAATCAATTACTCGCTTTTCATATATAGAACTACCTTTTTCTTTATTGGGTCGTAATGCAAGTAAATATGCTTTGCGCTTTCTAACAAAATATCCTCTTACAGAATCACCGCGGTTAGCCTCATACCATAAACATCTAGTATTGTTACCATAATAAGCAATTATCTTTTCAATATTACTGTAGAAACCATCTTTACCGTCTGGGTGTTTACCGATATATGAGCATACCATTGCACCACCATTATATCCTTTAGGACCGTATTTGGGATTTAAAAATCCATATAACGCACCCAATGAACCACCTTCTTCTGGATCGTCTGCAACATAGGGGTCTAATACAAAGAAGTACATATCATCGGGAATAACACCATCAATATATACAGGTTCTTCATAAATCATTATAGCGCCATCAATCTTGGACATATTCTTTCCATAAGGAAAGTCATAAAAAGGTTCGGCAGTATCATCAAATTCAGACTTAACCTCATAATTATATCCACTATCCCATGTTAATTTTACAGGCTTCCCTAATGATTTATATTTACCATGATGTATCAACTTACGTTCTTTTTCCAGCAATTCACTTATTGGGAAATAGTGACCTTTATTTGAAGACCACATATCACTAGGAATAATGGGAAAGTTCATTTTTTCATGTCGAAGTACATCTGGATCGGATTGTTCTGAAGCTTGAATACGTCTCGTCATATAATATTGTAAAGCAGCTTCTACATCAGTATTACCATTCTCATCTTTAAACGTTACATTAGTCAAATAAGCTGGAAGAAAGAATCCTATCTTTCCTGTTTGTTCCCATACGTCATCATATTCTAAAAAATTATCTTCACCGGGGTGTGTAAATACATGTTTAGATTGCTGTACAAGTTCAATATTTCCACTCGTACCTATGGCAATTTGTACACCAAATTGACCGGATTTACCAGTTACAGTACCTACATTAGAACGTACAGCATCTTTGAAATTAGCTTGTAAACCAACTTCTTCGTATATCATTAAAATGTATCGTCCACCTGCTGCGGCAGTTTCACCGCCCTGTTTTTTATCGGAATAGTTAACGTGTATCAGTTTAGATTTTGTACCTAAACCATCTACCCATCTATCACCAATTTTAGCTTCGTATTCATATCTAAACGGATTCTTTTTGTTTGGAGGATTTAACGATCCTACCCAGTCTCTATAAAAAGGACATGGAGTATATTCATCATCATATATAGATCCCCAAACACCCAAGTTGAGATTAATACCCAACTCATTTAATCCGTCCACAATTTTACTACAAAATTCACTTGACTTGGTTGAGTCTCCAGAACCTACACAAACCTCTATGGTTGGCGGGTTTATAAAGTCAGCTTCACTGAAATATTTAAGACCATCGAAAGTAAGGTGATGCGCAGTTATACCGGCAAATGTAAACGATTTACCACCACCACGAGCACCAAATATCTGAAGATTTTTTGCGTGATTCCAATATAGCGGTCTTCCTTTCTGATCTTCATGAAGTTTCTTTATATTATCTCTAGCACTTAAATACTGTTTTACTTCACCTTTATTATTAATCATATTAAGAAAACGTTTCTGTTCGGCCGCTTTCTTACTTTCTTTCAATCGCTTAAATTCATCAGGATCTAGCATTGCTCTGTCAGATGTATAAACATCATCATTTTCCCAACCGCTAAAACCTTGCGCTTCTAAATACGCATAATGCAACATCCAGTCAAGATCTCGAATAGTAGGCTTACCTTTTCTTCTAATATTCTGTTCCTCATCAACATCAAGAAATGTGAAGAAATTACCATAAAAGAATAACGTGCCGGGCATATATCTCCACCCGCCATTATCGAATCCCCACAAACCTTCTATACACCATTTAGTATATTTAGACCATAGTTTAAGATACTTGTCTGAATCCGGGTGTATCTGAGGAACA